CCTGTTTAAATCTTTTATATTTTTTGTTTGCTTCTGTATTTCTGCTCTGTTGCGTATAATTGAAGCTGTCCTGTTGTCTTCAAGTTGTTTTAATTTTGTTTGTGTTGATTCAAGTTGTTTTCCTACTGTGTCGAGGTTTTTAGATGTTTTCTCTGTTTCCTTTTGTGCTTTGTTTAGTTTGTCGAATGATATACCCGACTCCTTTAATATCTTGTCTAATTGCTGTGTCGTAGCCAGTACTTTCTGTAACGAATTATCAACAGCAGTCAATCCCTTATCGACTTCAATTAGTTGTTTCGATTGCTCTATTGGGTATATTATACTAAGCTCTGACATTATCTTCTTTTTTTATTGTTGATTTAGCTATTGCCGTTTTTCGTGCCTCTACATAATCCATCACCTTGGCCTTGTCCGGGTCTAAAGTTTGATTCAAATAAGAATAAATACCAAATGCCAAACCAATTAAATAAACCCTCTTACCATCACTTTTTGTATCATTACTGAAATTCTCATTGTATTTGTCTTTCCTGAATTCAATATTTTTGCGTACCCGTTCCAAATCTTTATTACTGGTTACTTTTATTCCGGCTATCCTGTTTATCTCAGATAAATACTTATCGGAGTATCTACTTTTAATGATACGTAACTTTCGCCATGTAAACTTCTGATAAAATGTTTTTAATGAATTAGATAAATCACGAAACTCAATACCCTTTAACCCATAGTAGCAGGTTTCAATTGCATTTATAGCATTTAAGCTTTCGGTTTGCCAAAATATATTTTCGTTCTCAATGTCCGAATCATTACTTTCGTTATTTATTTCATTCTTTAATTCAGTTAATAAAGAAGTAATTCTATCCACAAAAAGAAACGTAGGTAATATATTGTACCACCTTTTAAGTTGATATACTTCGCCATTGCGCTCAACCCTGTCGTAATCCCTTATTGTAATATTGTATTTACCTTTTATCATTTATTCCAAACTTTACGGATATAATCTTTAGAAGCAGATTTACCTGTTAATTCTTTTGATTTTGGCTGGTCTTTTTTAGTTATCCCGAACAAATTAAGACCATAATTATCAGTCAATATCCCACTTTTTGAATCAAAAGAATCAATAAAAAATGAACTATTATTTTCATTCACTTGTAAAAACATTCCGCCTTGAAAATCTCCCAACCTGAATAAGTTAGGCGTTATTTTATTTGTCAATACAGAATAGTGCAAACTTAAATTAGGCGAACCTGTTAATTTATGAATAAGTGGTTTGTCTTCTGAGTCTTTAGATTTTAGCAATTGTGATTTATTCATATCGACAATTCGAGGCGATACTTTGTCAATTGCGTTGGCTATGTTTGCATTTAAGTTAGCCACATATTTATTTGACCTTAACCTTATTTCATGCGTTGTTGCCATAAAAAATAAGGGGCTGTAAATTAGCCCCTTTGATTATTTATTCAATTTGGCTAATTCTGCCTTGAATTCCTTGTACACATCTTCGGCTTTTGCGCCTGAACGCTTTTCAATTCCTGATTCCTTGAAATACTTTGTAAATTCAGGAAGTTCCATTTCCATAACTTCACGCGAGAAGTTTATCGACCGTTTACCTACTTTCATTAAATAGTTATTGTTATTGGTTGAGATACATAGGTCTGATTACTTCCATCATCATCCTGTGCCCTGATACGCAAGTCATCAGTCGCCGCTAATGTTGTAAGTACATAAATACCTATCGCTTTGTCAGTGTCATCTACCGCACTAATTGACGGGCTCACATCTGATTTGGCTGCAAGTATTGGAAAGTCTCCGGGAACTGCCGAATCGAATACATAAGGCTGTGATGGAGCGCAACGCTTAACAAGTTTAACCGTCACTTCGTTTGTATTCCATGCAACAGGTACGGATATAGCCAAACCAACAGGAACAACATCGCGTAATTCACGAGTATTAAACGCCGGTGTTGAAACAAATCCATTATCCATTTCATCTTTATATAAGAAATCAATGTACATTGGCGTTCCTTCAGTAACGTTATCAGCTTTCGGTGCATTTTTAGCTATCGTAAAGTTAGCACGGAATCCTAACGAATTACCATCACTGTCTTTTGTTAGCCATAATTGACCGTTGTCAAGTACTGCCACAAAATCAACATCTTTACCATCAAAAGCGTAAAGAGTTTTGTAGTCGCAATATGAGCCTTTCAGGAACCCCACTAATGCCACATTCGGATCATCAGCTTTTTCCGTAATTCCCAAATTGGAAGTTACACGTTCTGGCTCTGCCGTGTTGTTTTGATACCCCCTTGTAATAGGTAAGTATATTCCCGTTTGCGCTACTCCTATGTCAGCTATAATAGCCTGCCATATAGCCAAAAGGGTTTCATCAGATATTGCCGTTCCCTTATCTAAGACAAGAAAACCAACCACCCTTTTAAAGAGTGCGTCACAATCTCCTAGACCGCTATAATAAATCGGTTCACAATTCATATTAACAATTTTTAAATATTTCTAATTCATTAAATTTAATTTCAATAGCATCGAGTGTGTCAAATAGGACATTTTTCTTTTTCTCGAATCCTAACGATTCACCCCAATACAGATGTTCTGAGTCGTTGTAATTTTGAGAGGTAAAAGCACCTATTTGATTACTATAACCCATCGCTTTCTCAATCATCCACCATATAGGATAAAGAATCTTCTCAAAGTTTTCTGAGTATCTTTGCTCGCTTGTGTAGTCGCTATTTGTGTGAGTACATATGAATATCCTTGGATTAATAGAATACTGTGCATCAGTACTCCACGTTTTAGTATTTTCGTTGGCCTCCCAAACTAACCAAACCAAAGGATATTTTACTTCAGCTTTACCAGCAGCAATATTTCTATCTTTAATCACTATCTGCTTTGTCAACTCTAAATAAGTTCCAAATTCATATGCAGGCTTCAAACCATTCACAGGATCATATTCGGACACTACAGATGTCATAACATCGCCAAATACACGTGGAAATAGTCTAAAGTCTGTCATAATCAAGTTCTTTTAATTTCGCCTATTAAATACGTATATCTTTGGTTTAGTGACAGCAGTCCCCGACTGAATGTATATCAGCTTTAAGTAGGGATAATTAAAATCACTAATATCAATAGTTTCCGTATCCATAACATCAGCAGTCACCGCTGACGTTGTTATTGTTGTATCTCCAAGCACGGAATAATTAACACCGTCAATAGACTTATAAGGAGTTAATACACCCCCCGCAGTCCCGGACACCCAGTCCAAATAAAGCTTAACGGTGAAATTATTAACTTCATAACCCTTTACCCTAAAAACCCATGTCGTGGTATCAACATTGGTTAAACTGTCAGATATGGCAGCGTACTGTGGCGCTGGAATATAACTATTTACAACCACATCTGTAGGTTTACTTATTGTTTGCGCGTTCACAGCCAACATTACAAACATTGCTGCAAATAAAAATATTAACCTTTTCATTTTATTTATTTTTAAAAATTTATAAATCAAAAATATCCTTGTCATATTTGACCGTAAAGACCCACTCCGGGTAATCTTCTTTGTTGGCATAAAGGAAATTATAGGCAGACGGCAGAGTGTTAAATGTCCCTGCCAAATCTGCTCCCTTAATACCATTTTCAGAAAAATACCTTTCATTAGTGCAATAGTCAAATCCTGCATAAAGCTTCTGGAATCTCTCCCAGGACAGCTGTAATTTATCAAATGGAGATGTTCTTTCAGCGTTTTCGGCTAAAGGGCTAACTGAACCAACTCCAGAGAAATGAATATTATTATAATAAACGTAGTTGTAATATACGTAGTAGGCAATCATTGATTCCTTTTCAGTATTTACAAATCCTATCCATTTCAATAACTGTTCAGTATCCGGGTGTGTAAATTCAGCACCGTTAACCAAATCTTTAAAACGCTGTGTCTGTGGAACTCCAGCAGTCAAATCAGCTTCTAAAGCTTTATTTAATTCATACCCTAATAAATCAATGCGAATTTCAGATTCATATTTACCTATCGCACTGATAATATCAGCGGAATAAGTAGCACCACCATCCGCTGTAATATTCGGAATGGCAATGTCATTTTTAAAATATGCACCTGTTGTAAAACTCATTGTATTTATTTTTTAAGTATCAACTTTTCCAATGCCGTTATCTTTTTGCCTTGCTCAATAACTATTTCTTCAAGGTTTGATACAATATCAGCAAGGCTGTCCACGTTTTTGCGTTCAATTATCTTAGCAATTCCCTTACTTTCCAAATGCTTTGCTTCATTCAGTGTAAGGTTTTTTTCTTCACCCATAGTAAACCCTGGGTGCTTTTTGATAATCTTTACTCTGATTTTCATTACGGAGTGTTATCAATTGACGCAATTGCTGTTGCAACATCTGAAACCTTTCTAAAACCACCTGCATCAGCTTCACGAATTAAGAACAATTCTCTCATTCGAGCCTTAAGAGTAATCATATCTTCAGCAAATTGAGTGCTTTGGGTTCCTTTGCTTAATACGATGCCACCTTTGAAATAAAGTCTCATATATCGACTGTCGCCTAATGCCATTTGGTTATTGTCGGTAAAACCGTTTTCCTCAATAACTGTAATATTAGCTACAACCATTCTTCCGTCCGTGCCTTTTACCATAAATGGAGGTAGGATATAATTGTTATTCTTGTCTTTTTTCAGCAGCATTTTTGTAATCAATGAGCTTGGCATAACTGCGAAGTTTGGAAAGTATTTGTTTCCGCCCACACTTGTGATAGCTTCAAGTACCTTAACGATCAAATCATATTCAGAAGCATCTTGGACAGTGCCAGCATAAGTTGCATAGGCAAACTCGCTAATTGATGCAAGTAACCCTTTCATGTTACTACCTGTACCATCGCCACGTAACAATTGAATGTCTTCAACAATCTGAACGTTTGTCTCTAAGAACATTTCAAGTTCAGCAGCGAAAGAAGAAAGGTCTTCTATCATTTCTTCAGATACCGGAATAGTATCACCAATCTTTTTAAGGTCGCGTGTGTATTGCTTCCATTTAGCTGTTGATTCTGGGAATGTTCCTTCTTCTGCAACCATTGCAGCAGCGCGAACAGTTGTGTCCTCATCCCAGTCAGAATAACGAATCACTCCGTTATCGTCTTTCCCTGGCATAGGGATAGCGCGAACCAATGAACGCATAGGAAGTTTCCTAACTGCCAATTGTCCGATGTCCGGTAAGTTTTGCGAGTAATCATTGTCAGAAACAGACGATTTAAGTGTATCGGCTGCACTAATATCAATAAACACCTCACTTTTTATACCGGTCACTAATTTGTTTATATCATCCTTGACCGCCGTTAATGCCTCGAACATAGTTCGCGTTACATTTTCTTTAGCCGGTGGACTCTGATTTATAGCGTCAATGTTTTGCTGAACCTTCAAAAATGATTCATTTGCTGATAAGTCGTACTTTTTCAAAGTTGCCTCTACTGCATCCGTAACTTGCTTTACCTTACTGGCTTCAAAGTTGAATTTCGCCATGGCACTAGCAAACATAGTATTGAATGTTTCCGTGAACGCTTCGGCTTTAATGTAGCCTTTACCTAACTTTTCGGCTTCTGCCTGTAAGTCAGTTTTCATTTTGTCTACAATGGCCTGCTCTTTATCGGTTAATGCAACAGGTGCAATCGTAGCTAGTGCAATTCCTCCAACAGATAACAGTCCCGCTACCCCGCCGGAAAGGATTAATGCTACTGCAATTAAACTCAATACTGCAATTGCAAATAATGAGTTTCGTTTGTTAAACTTTTCTCTAATCTTTTTCATTTTTTAAACTTTTAAATTAATGTTATTCAATATATTTTCCCAATTAACTGATTCGCTTTGCCCTGCCGCGGGTGCTTTTGTCTCTTCCTCGAAACGTCCACATGCAACCAGTTTCATAAATGCTTGTTGGTCGGCTGGTTCTAATCTGTTTATTTTTTTGACCATTCCCAGCTTCTTTGCTTGTTTGGCGTTAAGCCAAATATCTATATTGTCTTTAAACATATCATCGATTGTGTGACCTGTCACGCTTTCGAATGTTTCTGCATTAAATTTCTTTTTCATTTTTGCCTTCAAGTCACGATTAACGTCATCTAAAAACTTTTGGTCTTCATCATTCTCTACAAATCCGCGAGCAGGATGCAACATAAATCTTGAAACATCCACGCATTCTACATTATCAATAAACAGAATCATATAAGCAGCCATTGAAGCGGCAACACCATCAACCTTAACCGTTAATTTACCGGTGAATTCCGTTATCGCAGCAATCATTCCCCAACCAGCAAACACATTGCCACCAGGAGAATTAATCCTAACAGTAACATCCTCTCCTTCATGTTCATTCAATTTTTGAATAAACTCCATAGCGATGAAATCCCAAATTTGAAAATATAACAATATTAAATTTTTCATGACTTTATTTTTTAATTATTTTTCTTCAGTTTTACCTTCAGTACTTGTATTGTCATCTTTATTATCAGTACTATTAAATGTCGATACCGTTTGTTCTAATATCTTTGTGTAGTCCATTCTAACCTTTTCTTTTAGTTTTAGATTCTCACATATCACTTTCAATAATTTATCAGCTTCCGGCTGAAGTGTCTGTAAATATAAAGTGCTAAACATAAACTCAGCGTCATCAAACTTTGTCTCACCCCTAAATAACTTATACGGATAATCATACTGGTTACATATCCTTTCCGCTGCAAAATTCAATGAGTTTGGAGCGTCCAGTTTTCTATTGTCTGGATTTGTATCTAAAACTTTGTAAGACTTATTTAAAACTGAAATGGCGTTCTTTTTGATTGAGTAATTGTTATTGAATTTCTCATTGTCTTTCAGCGCTTTTTTGTCTGTCATGTTCGCAACCCGAACCATGTTTACCCCGTTACTATCGCCCTGAGGTGTTAGCATCATCATTGATACACGATTAAAGGCTCCTTGTAATGCTTCTACTCCTCCATTGCTGAGTTTCAGAATCTCTTTTATTTGAATACTTCTGGATATTGCAGCGTAGTTATCATGCGAATATCCAATATCAAATATCGGTACTACTTCACCATCACTATTGAGTAGGTCGTATGTTTCGCCATTCGTAGTGTATTTGAATCTTCTGATTAACTCAGAGTAACTGGTAGCATTTAATATTCCCTTTCTATTGTAATCAATATCACAATTCGAATTTTCAAGTAGATAGTAAGATGATTTTTTGAAGTACAGCCATGACACGCCGTACTTTTTCAATAAGTATAAATATCTGTAGAATAATGTTAGATAATCTGGGATTAATAGATTTGGGCTTGTGACTTTTACCGGGACTTCTTTGTCTTCTGAGACTTCACCATTATCGTCAATAACTACAAGACTTCCAGAAATAAAGCCTTTACAGAGCTTATTGAGTACGATGTCTAAGTCGGGCGTTGTTTCCCAGTCAATGTCCGAAGCCGAGAATGGTAGGCTAGTAAACCTATCAAGCATTAACTGGTATGTGCTACCTCTTAATAAATCTTTAATAGAAAACCCCATTAACTTTGACTGTTGTTTTGCCAAAGGTAACATTTATTCTTGAAAGTGTCTAATATTTTTACAGTGTATATTTATTTTACGGTCAGTGTAAAATAATTAGACAGTTTATGGGCATTAAAAAAGAGACATGTGATGCTGTCTCTTTTAAATTTACCTAAAGATAACTAAAGTGGATATTCTTAGTCGATTAAAGATAGTTAATAAGTGTGACATTCTAACAACTCATGAATCATGGTTAAATCCCACATAGCTTTAGGCACTGTCAATTCGTTATAAAACTTTCGTGCCACTTATTAGCATATGCAATTATACCTTCTCTAATCAACTTCTTATCATCTGTTCCCCACATTTCATCAAGTATGTAGGTCATCAACTCGTCAAGCTCTTTGTATTGTTCTTTTGTTGGAAATTTTGAATCGCTCATTATTTTGTTTCTAAAGTTTACACAAATCTATAAAATAACAAAGACAATGTTTTTTATGTATTATTCGCGGCTCAGTACAAGGTCTTTATTTATTAACTCCAGCTAAACGCCATACTTCCATAAATAACACCATCGATTGAATGATGAACGGAAGTCCAATCTATCTTATCGGTTATTATTTTGCCCTCTTTGTCCTTTGACCATTGTAATTCCTCAAATTGCTTTAGCATACTTTCACCACCTTCGACAATACAAATCTTATCGAATGACCTGAGATTTTTAATAGCTTCTACTTTCGAGTAGTTAGGTAGATTGTTTTGCTTAATAAATTCCCTGTATCCTATTACGTTCATTCCTAACGACCTTAGTTTATTAGTGTTTGCACCATTGGCTGAGTCTGCAATACAAGCCCCTATGCCATATTCGTGCTTTTTATTAAGCTCTGGACATTTAGAATACAGGATTGAATAGATATCCGTGAATTCATCATTTAGAAGTATTTGATAGCCTTGATTGCCCTCGTCGTCGGTCGTTAGCTCCTGGTTAGTAATATTACAATTGCCTTCATAAATCTTTTTAATGTATAAACAACCATCGGCAAACCAAAGCTCTTGTATAGAGTGAGGGTCTGCACTGCTATTATTTTCACCTGAGTTGGAATAATCCATACCGTAGCTTATAAAGGTTGCATATTCGGGTACTTCTTTAACCGATTTGAGTTTATCTGAGAATACACCACCCTCTAATGAACCAATTTGCCCTAATCCATACACTAGCCACCAATTAGCCCAATAAGAACTTTTTATATTATTTGAATTTGATAATTCAGGTTCTGATAAATCTGGATTGTGATATGCTTTTTCTTTTGATAATTCAATATCTTCAACAATTGATTCCGGTAATGCCTCATTGTCTTTATAGGTTAAGGTTAACCATTCAGTCCTGTGGTCATTTAATAATTCAGAATGTACCCAGAAACGATTTGATGGATTGAAGTCTAACCATATAACCCTATTGGTTCTTATCGCTAATTGATGGTAAGTTTCAAACGAAATCCTATTACACTCATTAATATAGATGATATGACGGCGTGGACCACGTACTTTATCCTCTTGGTCTACTGAAAAGAATTCAATAAATGAACCGTTCTCAAAGGTATATGTAAGTAATGTTTTATTGTAGTTTGTTTTTATGAATCTTCCTGTTGAACGCATTACGTTTAAGAAATCCTTCAATGCGCCTTTTCGTATGTGTGGAATAGTCTCAGATACTATAGAAGCCTCTGTAAATGGATGTTTTGCGCAATCATCAATAATGATAGGGATTATACCCCCTGTTTTTCCTGCACCAGTTCCGCCCGGGATAACTCTGATTCTTTTCTTTAGCTTTCTGAGTTTCTTTATTGCCGTGGTATATTGGAATCCATCTACTTTATTTATCGTATTCTTCGTCATCTGAAAACAAAGGCTGTTCTTTTACTATTATGGATTGGTCAACTTTCAGTTTTTCGGGTGCGTGATATCCTTGCATCCTATTAATCTCTGCAATTGCGGGAATCTTAGGATATAGCTTAAGTTTCACATATTCAACCTCTGTTTCCATTTCGTCATCACTGTCGGTTTTATACTTCTTAGTTTCGGTCTTGGTATCAATAATTTCGACCGCTGCAAGACAATTAGGATTGTTTTTCTTTATCTCCTCCCAATCGGTTAATTCAATCCAATTATCATGTAAGTGAGATATATTTGAGTAGGCTATTTTAGCCAACTCATTAAGCTGTCGAAGTTTGGTTATCCCTGATTCAGCTTCATAATCGTGCTTGATAAAATCTACGTATTGCTGCAAGTAAGGTTTCGTAAAGTTTTCATTTCCTATTTGTTTTGCTGTTCTTTCGCTATATCCGGCAGCTCTTGCAGCCCTCGCTTTGTTCCAATCAATAATATACTCATGGCAAAATATTTTTTGCTTTGGAGTAAGTTTTTTTAATAATTCTGCTTTAGTATATTTCTTTTCTACCGGTGCTTCTTCCATTATTCTAATTGTTTTTCAAGTTCCTCGAATCCATAATTAAACGAATCTATCATACTTGATTTCATACTAAAATTTATCTTGTGAGTATTGAAGTAATAAACCAATAATGATTCATCAAAACTCTTGAAAGTATCTTTACTTGTCAATTGGTCATGACCTGTTTTTTCCATCAAAACAATATTTCCGCTATGTGTCATTTCGTAAAGCAAGTAAGCCTTTTTTAGGTTGTAAAATGCTTTTGGATATTGTTCTTTTATTTTGGTCCAATTCATTAGTTTAAATATATCAGTTTAATCCCCGGCAATTCATCATGCCATATTGCGTATGATGTTTCCCACTCCCTATATTTTGATTGTCTAAACAACTCTTTCCAATAGTCTTCTTTCCCATCATTTGACTGTCTGGATAAATCCAATTCACTTTTGTAATATTCGGATATCATTACATATAATTCATTAAATACCAAGCAATCTCAGCGTATGCCAGGATTATTACTATTATTGATATTGATATTGTGTCGGTTTTGTTCATCCTAGGAATTAATTGTGTTTATCAATTTTGATTAATTTCATTTCATACATTTCGACCTGAATAATATCGCTCCCCAAGAAAAATGAAAATCCTTTAGTTACTTCTTTTTTTGCGTTATCGTAAAATAACTCAGCTTTTTCTTTTATTAAAAATTCTTGCTGTAACGTGTCGTAGTCAGTACTGGTATGTAACACTGAGCATGAATTATACATCCCGCTATTGCGCCCAAATTCATCAACTTTACCAGCATCTGGACATGGCACTTGTACCGTTGTAGCTAATATCCATATTACAATGTATTTTATCATTTTAACCTTCGTTTCCCATTACTAATCGATTATATCTTTCATCCTAAAAATATCTCTCCATGCAATTTATACAAAAAACAACAAAGTCCTACTACTGCCAACATAAATAATATTGCGAAGTATAAAACTGTTCTGTCTTTCTTGTATTCCATTAATTTAAACTAAATACTGTTTCTATATTCATTTCAAATTTATTCCATTTCGTAGTACATTTGAAAATATAAATTGACTCCGTTGTATGCTGACAGGCATCAAAGAAGTTTACTTTAAAAGACATTTTATGT